TTCATCTTCTGTTCTTCAACAGAAGGTTCTGGTATTTTAGATTCCTTGTTCTGGAGGTTGTCCCATGTCATCTTGACCAATACTACCTTGTTGTGAAAGGTTTTGCAACTGATTTGCTAATTCTTGTTGTTCTGCTGCATCTCTTATTAATTTTTCAGGAAGATTCATTTTTGCAGCTAAATATTTAGCTACTTCATCTTGTTTAACTATCATATTTAACATTTGAGGTCCGAACGTCATTCCAATAATTTCATTAAATCGAGTAACATCAGCAACATCTTGTTGGTGTTGTGCTTGAGCTAAAGGAGAACGAGGAACAACTTTTACTTCTTTTCCATCTATTCTAGGTAAATCAATTCTTCCTTGTTTTGTTAAAATACGAATTACTCTACGAAGTAAAGGATTAACAAACTCTGATTGTAGTCTACCAAATGAAGAACCAATCTGTCTTGATAAATCAGCCATTCTTTCTGATACTTCAGTAGCTGACATTGGTGTACCTTCAGGTCTACCAAGTGTTTCCATATATAATGCTTTTTTAATATTTTGTCGCATATCTTGAAGAACTAATTGTGCAACATCAAAATTACCAGCAGCCGATATTGGAACTAAACCTCTACTGCCAGGTGATACAGGAATAAGACTGCCCGGAACTAATTGTATATTATCAGGATTAACTACACCATCATCTTCAAAAGTATAGACACCACTAATTGCCATCTGTGCATTTTGTAAAATTAATTCTACTGTTAAGTTAGTTGTTTTAATTGCAGCCATCGCATTAAATACTGGTCCACGACCATACACTTCGCCTGATGCTTTATTCCAACGAAATACAATATAAGGATTAGAGGCATTTCCTTTAAACTCTCTTTCTTCTATCATGATTTTATGCTTCGGGAGGACAACGCAATATTTCCATTTTTCTACATTTGGTTCATCATATATTCTCATAGTACCTTCAACTACTTGACATTTAGAACGATTGTTTTTTGTTTTTTCTAATAAATCCACAGGAATTAAAGAACGAGGATAAGTAACTTGTAAATCCTCATAATCCACATATCGTGTTCTAAAGATTTGATCTATTTTATTATCTGGTCCACTATTTAAAGTTAATCTTGGTAAAGGTATTGCATTAAACTTTAATGGACTAATAGCATCACCTTCTTCTACTAACAAACAACCAGTACCGATTGCTAAATCCATAAAACATTCATGCACTTCTGTATTAAAATTAGATGATTGTAATACTTCAAATACATAAGATGTAATCGCATCTAACTGTTCATTAATCATTGGCTTTTGTTCATCTGGTATTTCTGAACCAGCTTCAAAGTCTGCCCATCTTGCAAAAGTAGGTGTCATACCAGCTTGTAATCTACTAGCAAATTCTTGTATTCCTACTACTGCTGTTTCATCAAATATTTTATCTGTTCGTCTTTGACCAGCAGTTTCTTCAAAAAAAGATTCTCTTTGAGGCATAGTAAATTCATATGCTTCTTCAAATTTTTCTTTCCAATAATCTTTAATACCTTCTGCTTTTTTATATCGTTTTAAAAACTGACCAACACGACTGTCAGTATCAGCTTCCATTGGAGTAATATCTACATTTTCATAAACCATTATGCCATATATCCTGTTATTGTTTTAGCAGAAGTAGCTAATAAACTTCTACGAGAAGCTACTGTATCAGCTCCTTGTCCAGCTTTTTTCTTTTTAAATTTTGTTATTTGAGTGTTATCTCCAGTTGCAGAAGTATTAATCATACCATAACTAGAAACTTCTCCTCCACCTCCACCACTTCCACTATCAGTTTTTTTAATTCCTAAAGAAGATGTAATTTTTTTAGATGATGATCCTGATGAAAGACCAGAATAAAATTTTGTTAAATAATCTGAATACCCCTCTCTACCCATTTTACTAAAAGAAGATAAAGCCATTCCTCTCATTGCTGTACCAGCAACTCCCGGTACAGCTAAACTTAAACCACCCATTAATATACCTTGTATTTTTTGTTGTGATTTATGCATTGGTTGTGAAATAGGAATACTACCCATAATACCTGATCTATCTCCACTACCCATAGCTCCACCTGATTTACCAGATAATAATTGTTTTCCTTTTGATGATAAAATAGGATTACCTGATGAATCAGTAATCATTGTTCCACTTGAAGTTACTGCATATAAACCAGAGCTTGATGGTTGATTTTTTATAAAATCCATTGATGCTTGTTTTGTTTCTTGTCCATAAAAATCCATACCACCTTTAGTGCCATGTAATTTACTAGCATATACTCCAGTTGTTTTTCCTTTTTGTAAATAATCCATTGGTCCAGCTTTTTTTTCTACTAAACCTAATTTTTCTTTTACATATTTTGTTCCTTCAGAAACATTTTTTGCTCTTTTAATTTCTTTAATTATTTTTTTATGTTCTTTTTTAGAAGAACCTCTGTCATCCCCACCATAAGATGTAGTACTTTTTTTATTACTCATACTTCTTTACCTTCGTAATAAAATCCTTTTCCACCAGCTTTAGCAAATAATGAACGAGTGCCTATCATCCCTTGAGATTTACGCCATTTACGTTCTTTATCTTTTTCGGCTTTTGTTTTTTTAGCCTTTTCTTCTTCCTCTCGTCTTTCCTTCATCTGTCTTTCGAGTTCGGGATCTTGTACGGGAGCTTTAGGTTGTTTAAATATACCCATAATTATAAATCTATTTCAGAAAACCCTTTCTTTTTCAACGCACAAAATAGCTGATAAGGAGTAAAGATAAAGAATTGTGTCATTCCTAGTAATCGTTGTACATAACTAACACAGCTATGTTCTTTAATCCATGATCCAAATAAACGAGGAATACCAAGTGATTTGTTATCATTAACAGGTACTTTAATTATTTTACCTTTCATTTTATGTATAAATCGGAACAAAACATCAACATCTTTTCCTTCTAATATTTCTACAAGATACTTACCAAATATAAATTCTTGTAGTATCCATACATCTTTTTCAGGACAATAACCAATAACTCCACAATGTTTAAATCCTTTTTTAAAAAATTTTATTGTGGAATGATGGTCTTTTCCCTCATAAAAATATACTAACCAATCTTTCTGAGGAAATCCCATGTACTCTTTTTAGGTTTTTTATTAAACACTTCCCATCCTTTTCTTGCCACATATGTTTTTTGTTGTCCTTTTCCAGCAATTAAATTCTTTCCTTCTCCAGCTCCCATCATTAAATATTGTAATGCATCGTGGACATGAGAGTATCTATTCTTGTAAGGTTTATCATCAAATCGATCTCCAGTCGTTTGTATTCTTCTATAATGATATCCACCATTAAATCCTTTCTTTAAATTAATACAGCTTTTATCTACAATAAATCCTACTTGTCCATCTACTAAACGATTAACTGCTGTCTCAACAGCTTCAATTCTTAATGATACATCATTACTTGGAGCTGGTTTAGCAATTATGCCATTTTGTCGCAGTATCTGAAATGGTGTTCGTTCATCTGTTTGAGAACGGAAATCACCAGCCGGGTCACCCCATATATCCATTTCTAAACCTTTAAATTTTTTTGCTATTTCTCCACGCAATAATTCACTGAATCTTGTAATACCCATATCAAAACAAACAAGTTCATGGACTATTTGCCAATTACCCATAGGAAGTCTTTGTCCAAATACTGCTGCTGGAGTTAATCCAAAATCTATTCCTACATAGACTGGTAATTCTGCAGTCGGTATTGGCTCTTTCGCTATATGTAATTCTTCTTTGAAACCAGAATATACTGGTTTCCCTTCTTCTAATGAACCTAGTTTATTCATTACATAAACATCAATCCATCCTTTTGTTTTTCCTTTTATAATATTATTATAATAATCCTTTGTTAGATTTTTTTTATTTTCAGCTTTTTCATTAGATTCATACCCAGCTAATTGTTTTTCTTTTATTACTTCTTTCATTCCTGATGGTTGTGTAAAGAAAGACCAATTATCAGGTTTTACTAACATCAAGGCTTCTTCCCTAGATATATGGTCTGGTACAGGAACATCACCAGCCATAACTGCCCACCAATGATCTTCTTCAGGAGCATTGGTATCGCATATAACTCCATACCAAGATGCTCCACCATCACGCATACTTGGAAAACGACCAACACGCATAGTACAAGCATCAATAATGCTTTTTGGTAGTTCTCTTGCTTCATTAACCCATACTCCTGTTAATTCTAATGATAGAAGTTTCTTTACATCTTCAGGTCTATCTAAAGCTAAGAAGATAACTTCTACATCTATTTCTCCTTTTTTAATTCTATGTGTATAAGGTACTGACCATGCAAATGGTCCGAAATCTTGTTCAGGAAACCAATCTATCCATGTTTTAATGGTAGTTGTTCTTAACTGTGGATTCGTATTACGAATAACTGCCCATCTACTTTTTCGTATACCATCCTTACCTTTTTGTTGTGCTAAAGCTCGTCTAAATATTTCTATACAACAAGCAACTGATTTACCTGAACCAACTGGACCACGAAGTCCACGAAAGAAGTCATCTGACTTCATAAAATTTTTTAGGACATCCCCATCTGGTTTATAGGAAAATTCTGTCACTTAACTTGTTCTAAATATTTTTTAATCATATCTTGAGCTACTTTCGGACCAAGTGCTTCGATAAGTTTATCAGCTTCCTTATCGTTTATAAATTCTTTAGGATAATGTTTAAAGTGAATCGTCTTAACTATCTTCCTCAACCTCTGTCGGTCTTGGAAACTTATGTCGAAATGGGCGTTTCCCAAATCTGGCTTTAATGTGTCTATTTTGCCACCCACCGTTCCGAATTTGTCTTTTAGGAATTGTTCTTCTTCGGGTGTCTTGCTGTATAGCTCCTTCTTCTGTTCCTTCGTTAGTTTTGGCTGCATATAAATATAATTTGAATTGTTCCCAATCCATACATATCATAGGCGAAGTTCTATCTTTTTTCAATATTAATAAATCAGCAGAACCTTTCCATTTATCTAATTGCGTAAATCCTTCTCCATTCTTCCTTGCTTTTACTTCTACATTAGTTCCATCAAATAAATCCGTGACTTGAACATCATGTGGAAATGCTTGGATTGCTCCTGACAAAGGTTGTCGTCTTGCGTTAAATCCTTCTGCTTGAAAGAGCTTAACTATTTCGTTCTCTACTCTAGTACCCTTTACCTTTGCTTTGCTTGACAACTTTCCTCCCAGTTTTCTTTGCTTCTGCTTTAGCTTTCTTCATTCCAGCTTTAGAATATGAATAAGTTTTTTTTCCTACTTTAGGCATTTGCTATTCCTTTTAATTCATTATTTAATTTATAATTAGATGCCCTTAACGCTATCCTATCATCATAGGATTTATCTAGCTTATTCATCAATATCTTTGATGTAGCTGATAATTCTTTATTTAAATCTTTAATTTCTTTTACTTCTTCTTGAAGTGCTTTTACTTGTGAAGTTAGGTCATCTATAGTCATAATCTTCATTCCTTTCATTTTATAGTAATTTGGGTGAACTTTATACTATAAAAGAAAGAAAAAAAAATTTCAATGCACAGAATTAGTCTGCTTTGCCTTGTTTCCAAACATTTTTTAATTTAGCTTTTAAAGACTTACTTTTTGCTATTGCAGCTTTACCTACTTTAGATTTGATTACCTTTTTTGCTCCAATTCTTACTCCAACAGTTGCTGCTATAGTAGGAAGTAATACTGCTGTTGTTGCTCCCGGTATCTTAGTCATTACATTAACTGCATCTTTTTGTACATCTTTAAGAACACCTTTGGTTTCTTTAGCATAATCTTTGACTACTGGTTTAATTTTTTTATCTACAACAGGTTTAATTTTTTTAGATTTCTTATATGCTTTTAAACCCTTATGAGCTAATTTTGCTGCACCTATTGCTACTTTTAACCAAACCATATTAATCTAAAAAAGGAGCTTTTCTTTTCTTTTCATTAAAAGGATCATTATATTTAAATGTAGAAACTTGTTTCCAAACATTTTTTAACTTGGCTTTAATAGATAAATTTCGTAAATTAGCTTTAGCTACTTTTTTAGCAATTTTTGGATTTGTTGAACCTACCACGTCACTAAACTTAGGTGTATTATGCTTTCCAAATAATTTTGCTTTAAGACCTTTATTCTTTTTTATAACCTTAGACGCTTTTGTGTCTACTGGAGCTTTACTATAAAAATCTGCCATCTTTACCTTTCTTCTGCCTAGTACTAGGAGCTATTCGATCTTAACCAGATCAGAGCTACTATAGTCAGACACTCACCTTACACCAAAGTTCACTTCTCTCAACGCACATTTAATAGGGTGCTTTTTTTAACCTCTATTATTTGTGTAGGAGGGAAAGACTGATTGGAAGTGTGTTTTTCA